TCAGAGAACGAGAACTCTGCCGCAGAAGTATCAACACCAAGGGATGATCCGATCTGCCTTGCGAACGCATTTAGCGTTGCGTTGGCCTGATCGTACGCACCCTTTCGGGCAGCAAGGAACGCAGCGGCCTCATTGGCGGCAAGCGTCTTCTCGTCCGCACGGATCGTCTGATTCATGTCGACAAGGTTAGTCTTGAGATTGTCATAGAATACAGAGTTTTGCATGCCCTCTGACTCCAGTTTAGCAATCCAGCTCTTATAGAAATCTCGTGCCTGACCATTGGCGGCAATTACCTTAGGAAGCTTTTTGCCGTCGGCTCGATCAATAACGTTTTTAATACCTTCCAACTGATAGTTGTATAGCGTTGCTAGCGAATCAAACTTGATGTCGTCGTACATATTCTTATCATCGACAACCGCTGCCAAGGCCTCCTGAGATGCAGCATTATACTGCTCTTCGGTGATTTGCCCTCTTGTCAAGTTGTTTCCTGAATAGATGATGTAGTTCTTCAACGTCTGTGAAAGGTTCTGTCCATACTTGTCAGAGCCTCGACCCTTAAGGAAGTCAACAAACTCACCAAAGTTTGCGCCCTCAGTCACTTCAAAAGATTTGCTTAGCGCAGTAAATTCCTTGTCGATGGCAAAGTCTTCTGCATTCTTGAGAAGGTTGTTGTAGTAGGCAAGCTCTGCTTCGCTCATGTTCCCCTCGTCAAGTCGACCATCAACGAAGTCTTGAAGGTCACCAAATGAAGGAACTGACCCGCCGTAGGTGCTCCCGTCGTAGTATGCCTTGAAGAGGGAAGACTGCTCAAGGTTTCTATTCTGCGTTGCAAGTCCGCTAATGAACGAGCTAAGATTTTGCTGGCCAACCCCTGATCGGCCAAAACGTCCCTGTCGTGCCATTATTCACCACCTTCAGCGAGTCCAGGAGCCATTGGCGCACCTTGTGCCACTGCGTTAGCTGGAAGAGCCCCCGCCGGCGGTTGCGCCTGATTCTCTGGTTGATTGAGCGATTGAGAACCAGCAGGCTGCTGCTGGAGCATACGAGCCGTATTCTCCACGCTGGCCTGCTGTTGAGCAAACTGATCCTGAGTTGCCTGTTGCTGTTGCAACTGCATCTGCTGGAACATCTGCACAAGGTTCGCCATCGCCATGACCGACGATGGGTTGATCGTTGCGTCTGTCTGCTCGTCGCGGATGACTGACATCTCTCCATCTGGGTCCTCAACGCCAACGCGGTCCATTGCGCGGCTGGCGCTCCAGATGCGGTTCTGCACAAGGTTGATGGCAGTCTGTGCCAGCTCGAGCGTATCTCGTGGTGTAAGCTCTGGCGGTGTGATCTCGATGCGGTAGTTTCCGCCAAGGACCAGACCAACCTCTTTGTTCTTGGTCTCCCAGATCTTTGCGCACATTCGCCAGACCTGCTTGACCCACGAATAGAGAAGCTTACGCTTCGGAGCAATTCGCGCTTCGTAGTTCGCCACGAGCGATGCAATTGCGCGTGATGACCCCAAGACCCCAGACGGCGCAAGGCCAAGCAGGAGGTCATTGAGGCCAGTCACTACCGCAATTTCTCGGTCGATACGTCGGTTATAGTCTTCAATCTGGAACTGTGGGATGAACGGAGAAATCGAACGGATCTCGTTTCCAGGTCCAGGTGCTGCCATCTTGCCTGGCTTCGGGATTGCGTTCGCAGGAACCTCGTCTGGTGCCTCTGGTCCAACCAACTGGAACATCTGTCCGCCAATGACCGAGTGGATCATCTGTGCCTGATTGGTGATGCGCTCGTCCTTCTCGCGGAGCAACTGCTCCACATCGTAAAGCTCTGGCTTGCCGTATGGGCTGCCCGGAACCTTTGCGTTGCTGAGAAGGATGTATGGGATATCACCACGGAACTCTGAGTGCTTGGTGTTCTTGACCATGGTGTTGCCAACGAAGATTGCGTTGTAGACTGTCGGGGCCTTGCCAGGTGCGCCTGGGACCTTGTACCAGTAGTCGTACACCTCAACCTGCTGCATCTCGTACGGGGTCTCCCGTCGCAGCGGATTGCGCTCGAACTGGTTCTGGTAGACGCTGGCAATCGGGTCGTCGTGGGTGGACGCGGTGTAATTATACCACTTCCCGCCCTGCTGTGCAGCAACGACGGTAATCCCGTAGTCCTCTTCGACCGCCTGAGGGCTCATGCCGTAGCAGTAGAGCGCCCAGTCAACGCGGCTAAAGTCGGAGTTGCCGAATCCAAGGTAGAGGTTCTCTGGTGACTCTACGATGCGGACACGAGGGGTCTGTCGCTCTGCGTCCCAGTGGATCTTCGCAGCCGTGTACCCGTAGAGAGCCTTAACGAAACAGGCATCCTCGAGGACAAGGTCGAACTCGTTCTCTTCTGCCCATCGGAAGAAGAGTCGCTCTGCGTTCGCCGCACGTGCGCGGGCATCGTTGTCCTGACCTTCAGGAACGTAGTTGATGACAGGCATGACCGCCTGTAGGGATGCTGGGATATTGACGTACGCAGCGTGGACGTTGACTGAGACGTGTGCCCGTCCAGCCGTACGCGCAGTTGCATCGTCTGCCCAGTGGTCAGCACCGCCGAGGGTGATGATGTTTGGGTGATAGAGGTTATCGAATCGTCGGAAGATCGCTCGAAGTCGATTCTGCTCTGGCTCGCCTGACTGCTTGCGCATGAGCACTTCGGAATAGAGCATAAACTCTGGGTCCTGATCAGGAGTAGAGTTCTGTACCGCGAGCTTCTGCTCCATGAGCTTGACGACCGCAGCCTGCTGCTCCGTAAGCTTCGACTTGTCGAGACGCTGATACCGCGTCTTGATTGGTGATCCAGCGTCACCCTTTTTGTAGTTTAACTTAGCTGGGGTGGTGGCAATGTCTGGACCAGTTGCCCTGATGCCAGAGTTAGCACCAGCGGGTGCGCGACGGGAGGAGTCGCCGCGAACACCCGCTGGAGTTGCAGTAGTAATAAGTGGTGCACCACCAGCAACTCGGTCGATGACCTGTTCGCCTCGACCAATACGCTTTGCCTTATCGACGGCCTTACCAATCGACTGGATCTGTTGCGGCGTAGCAATATCTGGGTCAGTGGTGTACTGACCAGGAATGCCCCGTGTGCCCTTGAATGCGCGTGGAACGCCTCGTACCTTAGCCATCAATCACTTGCTCCATAATAGGTGAACACTGGATCTTTAACTGGCTGATCCGGGTTCCTTGCCGCATACCACACTGCGAGGGCCAGCGCCATCACAGCATCCGTTTCCAATTTCTTGTCGTTGAGCTTGTAAGAGAGCAACTGCCTTCTAAGTTCATCCCATGGTTGCCCTCGTGGAATAACCAATTCCTTCTTATCCATCATTGCCTTCAGGTTGGAAAGCAACTGTAGCTTCTTCGATTTAGTACCGCCGAAGTCGTATCCCCTTAGCGGCTTGATGATGTTGAACTCCTGTCGGAACAGTCGTCCTCCAAGTCCCGTCTCATCGACGATGGTCGTGCAGAACGCTCCATCCTGCTGGTACAGCAGTGCGTTCTCCCGAACCATATTGACTACGGCTGGAATAGTCTGCTTTCCAGATCGTCTCCGAGCTCGGACTCCGACAATTCTCCTGCGGTCCGTGTAATCGAGTACGACCGTCCATGTTGCGTCAGAAGAAATACCGGGGTCACATCCTTGTACGTATCTGTGTCCCCTCTGTGGCGGTACATCCCCACTAGTGTCAGGATCAAAGGAACCTTCGACCGAGTGCGCTGCGAAGTACGCATCTCGCGCTTCGATGAAGAACCCGTCGACGTTCTGCGGGACGAGGTACTCCGCCTGCTGCCGGACGATTGCTTCGAAGTTTGTGGAATCGAGTCCGTATCCAACATTTTCGCGGGTTGAAAGCCGAAAGGAGATAAACTGTGGATCCCGTCCTGGGTTTTCGGGATTCCCCATTTCCCAGAGGTCCGAGTAATCTCCGATTCCTTCCGTCGGCGTTCCGATGAAGTGGAGCGGGCCGCCCGTCGAGAGTCGGCGTAGGTTGAGGACCTCTTGGTAGATCTCAACAAGGTGCGGCTCAAAGGCCGCCTCGTCGAACGAAATGCCATTCATGTCCTTCCCGAGAAGAGCCTTTGCCTTCTCTTGGGTTGTTCGGAAGTGGATGCTTGCCCCACCAACTACTGGGTGGAACTTGATCCACAAGTATTCGCCTCGGTACTTCTTGTCGACCGTTGCGATGTTTCCTAGGTCAGTTGATAGTGGGCATCCCCTGCCCTTCTGGGCTGGATGCGTACCGCTTAGGATTGCGGAGATTTCCCTGTGGACGAGCTCTGCTGTCTCTTGCTGGATGCCGATGTGATACCATTCGTATGGAGCATTTGACCAGTCTCGTGCTGCCTTGGGATCGTCTGATTCCGGCTTGCGAAGTCCCATTTTGTACAGGGCGTGGTGAATGCAGAGGACCGCCATCGCCATCGTTTTCCCTGCACGGTTGCCAGCGGAAACGACTGTCGTGAGGTACTTCGGCCTGTATCCGCTGTCATCACGTTCAGCACAAGCCTCCCACCATCGGACTTGACCGGGGTGGCCTTTAATACCGAGCCAGCGATTAGCAAAGAACTCGATGTTATCGCGGCCGAGAGCCAGATCTCGTGCAATTTCATTTTGCAGAGGATCGTCCCTTCAGCCGCTTGCTCATCGCACTTGCCTTCGACTTCGCATCAGCCTTGCTGCTTGCCCCCCATGCCTGAAGGCTAAGGAGAAGTCTTGTCGGCTCACCGCTTGGCTTGCGTTCTGGTCCAGGCATGTTACCCATTCGGGCAAGGAATGACGCTCGTCGTGGATTATCACCGCGCTTGACGGGGGCTTTCAATGTGCCACCAGTCTGCGCCTTGTAGGATGCGCGACCTTTCGCGTTCAATCCGCCCTTTGGATTCTTACCTTCCTTGCGCTGCCATGCTGCCGTCTGAGCCATCATCGAACCTCGTTGTGGAAGTATAGTACTCGGTCACAGAAGCCAATTTTGTCGGTCTTCTCTGTGATGCGCTTGATGAATGTTCCGTCAGCCTCGTAGTGCCTGTCGACATAACCAGCAGATCGACCCTTATCGATCTTTACGATGAAGTTCCCAGATGTGGAGCTGCTGTGTTCGAACTGTGGGTGATGGTTATTCGACCATCCGCAGTATACCACGTCGTTCCCCGCCTCTGCAATCTTCATCATCTCGTGGATGTAATCTGGGTTATATGAATCGTCGTGGTTGAACCACCCAGCGTAGTCCGAGGTTGCCAGATCGAGTCCTTTTGCGCGCTTTGCGTGGCCCCAATCCCCCAAGTTTGGCTCTTCGTAGAAGCGAACCTTCGGAAACTCGGAGCGCAAGTCGGTCAGATCGATGTCTGATGCCAGCGCGATGATCTCGTCCGGTCGTCGTACTTGCCACTCGTGTAGGTCTTTTAGTATCCTGCGGAGGTTAGGCTCATCTGCATGAGCAGTCACAATCGCTGTCAGTGTCGCCATTTACCCTCCTGATAATATCGGTGCTTGAAATAGATGGTGTGTATGGAATGTAGAGCATCTCGATTGCTCGGTCTTTGAGCCACTGCCTTGAGATCCCGAGCTGCTTAAGGAGTGAGTCCCCAGTCCAGTCGTCCCCGTGAGCAATGTACCCAATCTCTCGGTCGGTGATTCTGTCGATTGTTACGCCAGTGTCTTCGTCTCCGATGTTCACACACACGTCGTTTACGTATTTACATCCAGCAAGTGATTCCATTCGCTCCCCGAGAGTGAGGATCGGTGGTCGCTTGTACCGCGATGCAAAGTCATCGGTGTTGAGTGAAACCAGAACTGGACCGTGCTGTTGGGCCTGCTCGAGAAACTTCATGTGACCGTAATGAAAGAGGTCGAATGTTCCCCCAACGTACACCCAAGGCTTTGTCATGACCCTTCTGTGACCTGTTCTACTGGTCGTGCCTCAATGATTTCGTAGGTTGTAGATGCTCCTCCAAGGATCTGGGCAAGAGATACGATAAGGTCCCGGTCTGCGGTCTTATCGTTTCTTTTATCCAGCATCTCCTGAGCTCTTAGCCCCTCGGACAGAGTGGGATTCATACTGCCAGACTCTACTTCAGAGAATACGAAATCTCTTACTAGTGTAGCTAAATCTCTATGATTCGCTTTGATGGTTTTCTGTGCCTTTTCCATCGTTTTAACTGCGTTGATCCTAGCAGATTCATGCGGACTTGTCAAATGGTCGCGCTTGTGCTTGCCTAGGGTATTCCGGC